CATGAATCCTTCCCATTTATTATCACTAGATATTTTACTCCAAGTTTCAAAATGTTCATCATCAGTTATTTCATATTGTTGACAATAACGTAATGTACTATCAATAATATTTCTACCATTAAACCATCCTCTTAATGTACGTAATCTTTCACTTAAAACCAAATCACCTTTTTGTTTATCAAAATCTGGTTTATGAATCATATCAAATATCATAAATACAGGATTTTCTATTTGGTGGTCTTTACGTCTTAACTGTTTCATTACACCTTGGAAATCTTCATCACCATTCTCATCCACTAAACAAATTTCACCATCAAATACAGTATTAACAATATTTGTTGCTTCAATAGCTTCTTTTACCTTATTTAATGTAGTTAATTCTTTCCCCATTCTAGAATAAAGTGTACAACTACCTTCATTATCAACAACTGCTAAACAACGAACACCATCTAATTTTCTAGAAGCATACCAACTATCATTCCAATCACATTTACCTTTATATTCTTGGGCTAATGCAACGGAGAAAGTAGGAATTAAACCTGGAACAGCTTTATTAATTACTTTATCTCCAGCTCTAATATCTAGATTTTTATCAATAATTCTATATAATAATTCACCATAAGCAGTATTAGCAACCCAACCATTAACTAATGCAATTGCTTCATGACCTGTAAATTTTCTATCTGATAATGAATCTAATAATTCAAATGGATATAAATCCCTACCATCATAATAACATTTATCACTATTTTTCTTACATGTTTTACTTGTAGTATAATATTGTTTAAATGGGTTGTAAGTATATTCTAGTACCTTGTGTATAAACGTGGAACTACGCGCTATAATCGCGATTTTATCCGTGCTACTACTCGTAGCACGCATATCATCTATAAAATTTTGTAATTCTGTCATATTATTTCTTTATTAATAAACCTGGTGAAACTGTAAATCCTGCACCATCACTATCTGTAACTTTAATATTTTTATTGTTAATTTTAGTGATAGTAAATATATCTTCTTTATTAATCTTCCTATGATTAATACCTACTTTATCCCCAACTGAAAAATCTGATGCTGATAATTTAGGTTGTGCTTTACCTACTCTAGCTGTCATTTTAGTTCTTAATTCATTGGCATTAAATGAAATTGTACCTAATGAAATAGCCACACCAAAATTTTCTTCTAATTGTTTAACTGCTTTTTCAAATTCACTTCTAAATTCTACTACTTTTTGCTTGTTTATCATAACCTTTATTTTTAATTAACATGATATGCTGTATGCATCTCATTTACCCTGTAAATATACGAACCCTCTCTGCGGTAGCCACATTTTTACGCATAAGCCTCACCTATTTCTTCAATTATTTCTTTAGCTTCTTCTAAATCAATTTGAAAAAATTCACGTTGTTTAGTTAATCTATATTCATTTAATCTTTCATGGATATCTTTTTCAAGTTCTAATCCATTCCAACAACTATAAGCAAATTCAACTTCATAAGGTAAAGCAACACCTGTTGCATTAGATAATTGTCTTGCTCTTTCTTCGGGAGTATTTGAAGTATATCCAATTTTTAATATTCCGGGTTGTGAAGGATTAGATAAAACATATACCCAAGAATCATGATCTCCATCACGATTAGTATATGAAAGTTTTTTACGACTTGTAAAATATTTAACATCTTCCCAACCATCTCCTTTAGAAGAAGGGCTTAAAGTAAAATACGAGGCATTTTCTACACCTTTAGAAGGAAAATATTGATTTGATTGTTTAATAGTGATTTTTTGCATGTAACCTTAATTTTTGTTTATGTGTGGAATATACGAAAGATAATTCAGGAAGCCAAGCCTCTCTCGAAAGGTCTCCCTTCTACATATATTAATACTTACATACGTATATATTACAGATATCAAATGTTATCATTAGGAAGTTATATTTAATGTCATGTGACCCGTTGATTTTAGGTAATATGAGTTGGCAGGTATAGTTGTTGTAGGATTAAATGTAAAAGCACCAGCACCACTTCCAACGTCTTGTCTTATTGAAAAAGAGTAAGTCCAAATTGAGGGTTCATTAACGGAGCCAGAAAAGTAGGATTGAGAGACAAATAATGATTGAGATACGTCTCCGGTAAATCCTCCTATTGTACCCGCTAAGTTAGATGAAATATATTCACCCTCAATATGATTAGGAAATAGATCAAGTTGTTGAGAAGCATCAGCGTTAGAAAACCCAGCAGCTTGTAAATCATTTTGACTAATAGTAATACCATCACCACTAATAAAATTTATCCCACCTTTTACAACGTTAGCTCGTGTTATAGTTCCCGCAGTAGAAGTAAGATCTATTTGGGCTCCACTACCTTGTGCATCTCCATCAACATCGAATGTAAATGTAGTATTTGCTCCATCACCAGTTATTTGATCAACAGTGTTGGAAAGAGGAATAAGTCCGCTTTTTAAAGCACCTACTATTGCATTAGTGGATGAGCCTTGTAATCCAGCGTTGGTGAATGTTGATGAATCCATTGAAAAATAAGCGTTACCACCGTAGACGCTTTGTGATGCAAATGCTGGGGTCGCGAATGTAAATGTGTATGTCGTTCCCGCGTTTAGTACCTCACCTAGAGATCCTGAATTGAGTTGAACTTGGGTATATGCTGCCATGCTGGAATTTTATTATAAATATGGCGTTTTGTAGGTTCCGTTTATAATATCCGAAGAACTTAATCCTTGATAGCGAGGTACATATATAATTTGTTTAATCCACTCACTCCCTATTATCTTTTTGTCTTTATAATCATCACCAATTAACATATATCTTGGGGCATATTCTTTAATTGTATTGGAAAGTTCTTCATCTGTTGAAAACCCCACAACTTCATCAATATATTTGATAGATTTTAAGAATTCCATACGATTATGAAAATTATTCACCGGTCGACCTTCCCCTTTCGCTGACGTTATTCTCTCATCCGTATCTATCCCAACTATCACTTTCATTCCCATCTGTTTTGCGCGTTGAAATATTTTGATATGCCCCATGTGGAGCACATCAAAACATCCATTCAACCAAATATTATCCTTATGCTGCATATTCCATAGCTTTTGCAAACATATTTCTATTTAATTCTAAATCTTGTTTGAAATTTTTAATTATACGAGCTTGTCTTACTTTTCCTGATTTAGTTTTGTAATGGAAATTACCTTCAATTATGTTTTCTTGAACCCTATTAAATACTTCCCATAATCCAATACCTTCATCCTTTTTACGTTGTACTTCTAAAACTTCTTCAATAGCTGAAGGATCATACGTATTATCTGTATTTTCAACTCTAATGTCAAGTAATGATTTTGCTAAATCTACAATTTTTTCTTCTTCTAATTCAACGGATTTCATTTTATTCATAGATTCAACTGTTAAAGGTAATTTTTCAACCATATCTTTAATCATTGATTGTAAATCTTCAAATGTATAACCCATATGACGCATTCTTACATCTTCAAATTCTGTATCTGCTATTATTAATCCATTTTCACAAATCATTCTAAATAATCCCGCTGTAAATTGGAATGAATTTTTCCCATCATGAGAATTTGTTAATAATATTTGTGGGAAAACTGTATCTCCATCTTCACCATTAATTACTACATCATTATTTCTGAATACTAGTAAGTGTTTTTGAAATCCTATTGTTGCTTTAGTTCTTGCTTTAACTTCTTTAGCATCTGATACTTTCCAACCTAATAATTCCATATCATCAATAACTTTTTCTGTAGAAATGAATGTGTATTTATCTGTTACCTCACTTGAAGGTCTGTTTGTAAATACTGATGGTGCTACATCATTAATTTGTTTTTTACTTAGGAATTTTTCTGAATTTAAATTTAACATAACTTTTATTTGGTTTTTATTTTGTTTTCCGGCTTTATTGCCTTATTTACCTGGTAAATATACGAACGCTCTCTGCGGTAGCCAAGCGCTTCACCGGAAGCCTTTAAAGTGCTGTTGTAAATACTATAACCATTATAATTACATATATTAATGGACTGATGTCTATTTTATTTTTCATGACAATAGATATAATATTATATATTATTACGTGTCATTTTAATATTACTAAATTATTAAGCAATTTATATAAGTATATATTTTATCGATGCCAAAAATTTTGTTAAAAAAAAGAATCGCGCCCTGCGTATTTTATCCAATATATTTGTATATACAATCGATGGTGTAAGATCGTTTTCGAGCTATAAAAACCGCTAAAACTTTTTTTGGCATATACACGCATCGATGGACGGCGGTGATCGGTGGGTAATTATATGGTATGGCGTACGTACGGCGCAGCATGTTGGTTATATAGCGGTGAGGGATATTACGGTAAGAATATATAATCCAGTTATTCATACCGCGGTGAGCATTTCTATATGTGGTCTAACCCCCATATACCAAGGTGCGACATAAATAACTACTAATATACATAAGGATACTTAATATTCCCCTATTACATACGGCTAAGGTACTGGGCACGTTATCTCCACCGTCGCATCACCAACCCACCACGCCACTATGTTCACGGCCATTCACACCACATCGCGAAGTAGCGCGCATTGTGCGATGCTCAATTAACCACATTGCAAATTGGGCATGTGACACCTCCAAGTTATTATTGATTTATTTATGAACATTATTTTGTTCACGTATATATTTGAGTCACTTCGAAAAGGGTTGGCTTGCGATGAACAAGGGTTAATACAGGGTGTATTTTAGGTCAGGTACCCCCCATTCGGTTGTTCACCTACTATAGTGAATCAACGTGTGACAGGACACACTTGATATTTATTGGTTATATGTTGGTGTGATTTAATACTCGTTTGAGTCGTCGTATGAATCGCTACCGCGTTTAGACTCTCCGTCGCTGGAACTATCCCATTCACTCTCATCTCTATCAATCCAATCATCTCCCCAATCAGTATGTTTGGCTTGTTCTTCTAATGAGGCTCCAGGTTCGTCTTTATAAACTTCCATTGATGGCAATCCAGAGTAACTACACGTAACATTACTTGTGTCTATATTGTGTTGCATTTTCTTTTGAGCAGCTATGTAATTGAATCTCTCAGTTACACTCATCATTCTCATCATGTCTTTATCTAGTTGCTTTCCCATAACCTTTATTTGTTATACGCTTCTTTTGTTTTGATTTTAATGTCATTAACCATTGTGTTAATTGATCATATACTTGTTTGTGACTATTTTTACTCATATTATTTATTTTCATTTACTTCAGTATACACTAAAAATACAACTGCTACTGTTATTAATACTACTCCTAATTGTGCTACACTCATGTTTAATATATTGTTGTTAT